GCCACGGGCAGTGGAAGAACTCATAAAAAATCAAAGTGGTCAAAATCATATACAGGTTGTGGTGTACGATCAAACAAATGTATCGAGACCAGAAAAATTTCCAGAAGCAGAGTACAACCATGTACATTGGGATAGCCTAGCATCTAGATTTAAATGCCTATATCTTCTTAAAAAAAGAAATAGTTTTGATTTTTTTATGTACATTGACGGTGCTAAAGTGTTTGAAAAAGATTGGGACCTTGAGTTATTAAAATATCAAGATCAAACAAAGGTAATCCTATCAGGCAATCACGACATTGTCTTTAATAAAGATAACTATAAATTTTATCCAGATTACAATAAAATAAAAATAACAGAAGCAACAAAAAATAACTGGTTTGTTAAAGATTTTTTCTTTATGAAATTCAGTTTGTTTGAAAATTTGCCTGATATCTCAATATTTAAATACTATGGGGTTGAAGAATACATATCAATGTATGCAGCGCACACTGGGATTTCTATAGTGGCTCTACCAACTCATCTAATTACTGATCTAGAAACTAGCATAGAAGAAAATGATTTTATTCCATTTTCTTTGTATCATAATTACTCAAAAGTTATAGACTCTTTTAAATCAAAAGATGAGTCTATGCCTGGTATTAAAGAACTTATGGAACTCGTAGACTATGACTTTCGCAGTTTAGAATATTTCCCATACAACACAAACGATGTAGAGTATGACTTTTTTTCAAACTTAGATAAAATTTCTGAGCAAAGATTTCATCTAGTACAGAATGAGATATATTAATGATAACATTACCTGTAGTAATTAAAAATTTTATTAACGCTGAAGATGCACAGATACTGATAAATGAGATTAATAATCCATCAGAAGTTAATCCTTACCCAGAATATTACAAGACTAGGTATGGCGGAACTGCTTACCCGTACAACAAAATAGTCTTAAATATTCAAAAAAAATATTCTTTACTATCTAACGAGACACACCAAAGACTTAATCCAGAAGAGACAAAGCAAATAAAAACATTTAAATCCTTTGGTTCAGTTTGGACAAAAGGTAGTTCAGCAAACGCACACGCTGACGATCAGTCACCAGAAGAATTTATTGAATATAGTACGGTAATATATCTTGACGATAATTTTACTGGAGGAGACCTATATTTCCCAAGTCTTAACTTTACATATAAGCCAGAAAAATATGATGGAATATTTTTTATTAGTGATGGAGAATTATGGAGTCATGGAATATCTGAAATAGAAAGTGGGCATAGAACAACCCTGCTTTACATGCACACAACACACACAGAGCATCCAGAAGGATATACAATTGTTGATCCAGACCTTAATTAACGAGATTGGAGAGAAAAATGATAATTCTTGGAATAAATGAGACATCTCATGACGCTTCAGTGTCCTTAATTAAAGATGGAGAAATACTTTTTGCGGGGCATGCAGAAAGATATAGCAAACAAAAAAATGACTGGTATATAAATGATAGTTTAATAAAAGATGCTTTGCAGTATGGGGCACCAGATCATATTGCCTACTATGAAAAGCCCCTTCTAAAGGCCTCTAGGCTGGCTTTAAGGGGTGGGTCTGGGGAATGGAAGCCAAGGTTTAATATGGAAGGCATTCCAAGAAAATCTTTTAGCCATCACTATTCACATGCTGCAGCAGGATACTACACAAGCGCATTCAATGATGCTGTTATAGTTGTGCTAGATGCCATGGGAGAATATAATACCTCAACAATTTGGGTTGGCGAGGGAGATAAGATAAGACTTAAATATAAGCAAAACTATCCTGTTAGTTTTGGACTATTCTATTCAGCCTTTACACAACTAATAGGACTTATGCCAAACCAAGAAGAATATATTATGATGGGTATGGCAGCATATGGTGACTGGACAAAATATTACAGAAAAGTCGATGACTATTTCCCAAAATATAATCAACAAAAATATAACTTTCATAAAGGAATTACTGACTGGGGATGGATTGAATCTGAGCAGGATAAGTTTGATATAGCAGCAGCAGTTCAAGTTGTATACCAGCAAAGACTTAATGATTTTATGCATATGGCCTATTCAATTACTGGCAAAAAAAATTTGGTATTTATGGGTGGTTGTGCACTTAACTCTTCAGCCAATACATTGCTATGGAATATATTTGATATGATTTGGATCATGCCTAACCCAGGAGATGCTGGAAGTTCTTTGGGAGCAGCAGCAGCCCTGTATGGTAAGCACCTTGATTGGAGCAATCCTTACCTTGGCTACGACCTTGGAGGAAAATATCCTATTCAGAAAATTGTTGACGGTATACTTAAAGATGGAATAGTAGCAGTAGCAACAGGTAAAGCAGAATACGGTCCAAGAGCGTTGGGCAATCGAAGCATACTTGCTGATCCAAGAAATCCACTTATCAAAGACAAAGTTAATCTAATTAAACAGAGAGAACTATTTAGGCCATTTGCTCCAGTAGTTCTGGCAGAGCATGCTTCTAAATGGTTTGATATGGACTTTGAAAGCCCTTATATGCAATACACAGTTAAGTGCCTACAGCCTGACAAGATCCCTTCTGTAGTACACGCAGACGGAACATCAAGAGTTCAGACAGTTACAAGAGAGCAGCACTCAGGACTCTACAGAGTTTTAAACAAGTTTTATCTACAAACTGGTGTCCCAATACTTCTTAATACAAGTCTAAATATTAAAGGACAGCCATTGTTAAATGATGAAGATGATATTATTAAATGGGAAAAAGAATACAACTTTACAATATGTAGGTAAACTGGTATAATAGATATGTCCTTAAAGGAGGAATAAAATGGCAGCAAAAGGTAGTCTAGAAGCAATCATTGAGGTTGCAAAGAAGGAAGTGGGCACTATTGAAGGCCCTAAAGATAATGAAACAAAGTACGGTGCATGGATGAAGGTTAACTTCCAACCATGGTGCCAGTCATTCGTTTCTTGGTGTGCATTTACAGCGGGAGTAAAATCATTTCCTAAGTCTGCATCAACCGTAGCAGCATCAGATCAGTTTAAGAAAGAAAAGCGTTGGTCAGATGCTCGTAATGACGATCCACAAGCAGGAGACTGGATCTATTTTGATTTCCCAGAAGATGGCGTAAATCGTATTTCGCATGTTGGTCTTTGCATTAAGAACAATGGTGATGGAACAATCCAAGTTATTGAAGGAAACACTTCAGGGACTGCAAAGGGAGATCAGCGCAACGGAGGAATGTGCGTAGAGAAGACTCGTGGTTATGTAAAGAACAACAAGAAGAAGTTAGTCAATGCTGTAGTTGGCTGGGGTCGTCCAGTTTATACTGGTGAAGAGAATGCTCCACTACTAAACAAGATAGCAGAATCAACTCCAGTTACAACGCCAGCAGTTGCAAAGGTTGCAAAGCCTGCTGCTAAGAAGGTAAAGTAAATGGAATCAGTCAAAAAGTCAACAGTAAAAACAATTAGTTGGGAAACATTTCACCTTGTAGTTCTTGCTGGAATCATTTACATATTTACTGGTGAATGGGAGTACGCAAGTCTTGGTGCTATTCTTTACATCGCTATTGAAGCATTAGGATACTTTGTACACGAAAGACTGTGGGCAAAGTTTGGAAAGAAGGTAAAGTAATGCGTATTAAAATAATTAAGGCAGTAGTAAAACTGCTTGGATATGAGTGGGGCGGAGACAATCTCAATGCACCAGTCTGGACAGTAAAAGCAAAAAAGAAGAAGTAAAATATGGCATTGTACGAATATGATTGTATGCCATGTGCACAAAGATATACCAAGGAAAGATCTATCAGAGATGATGATCCTGGGTATATATGTGAGACTTGCAATTCTCCTTTAGTTCGTGTATACTCTAATGTAGGAGCAGTATTCAACGGTAGTGGATTTTATTCCACTGATAATAGGAAAAAATGATAACAAGTATTCCAGATCGTCAAATTTGTGAAGCCTTTGATCCAATGATGTTCTTACCCGAAAAAACTCTTAATATTTTGGGTGCAAAAGAAAATGCAAACCCATCGTGTGTAGCACCAGCATTTGTATATATTGAGGGTACTCATGGAAAAAAGTTTTTATGTGACTATCATTACTATTACGAGATGAACATGACTCGCACACGAGGTAAGCAGGATATAGGAAGTCACTGGCAATCTATTCAAGAATTTATGATTGATGAAAGAGAAAGAGTTAAAGATACATTTGCAAAGAATGTAACCACTACATTAACTTTGGGTCATAACTGCTCAATATTTAGCACTCACAAGCCTAGTCTTGTATGTACTGCAGCAGCATTTGTTCATGTAAAGCCTAAGAATAAGGTTGATGGAGAAATTAACTTTACTTATACTAGAACTCTTAATGAAAAAGATGGGGTTTTTTATTGCAACTTTCATTTTAGAAAAAACTATTACAGATACTATAGTAATGGAGTAATATATGAAGATGTTCACGATATTTTAGATGAAAGGTCTAGGATGACACAGAGTATTGCCGAAGAGTCATCAAGCCTGCAGTGTATCTAGTCTCGTATTGACATTGCATTAATTCTAATGTATAATTAAATATACGACACCAACCAACCTAAAATAAGAAAGATAGAGTATACTATGAAGACCATGACTAAAACGCCTGTGCAAACAAAAGAATGGCTACTTAGCCCTTTGGACCGCTGCGACTCCTGTAATGCAGAAGCCTTGGTTCAGGTTAATGGGTTAAATGGGGACTTGCTTTTTTGTGGTCACCACTACAATAAAATTATGAATAGCCCCGAAGGATATAAAAAAATGATGTCATTTATGATAACTGTTGTTGATGAAAGAGATAAGTTGATTGAGAATAAATCTCAGGAAGAAGATCACGCATGATTATTCAGATTATAGGCCTGCCAGGCTCAGGAAAGACAGAGTTCGCAAAAGCGCTCAAAGAAAGAATTAATGCTATTCATCTTAATGCAGATGAGGTTCGTGCAACAGTCAATTCAGACTTAGGTTTTACACCAGAAGATAGACTTGAGCAGGCTCGTCGTATGGGAGAGATGGCAAGACTTATATCCAAGCAAGGTGTTGCTCCAGTCATTGTTGACTTTGTGTGTCCAACCAATTTAACTCGTGCAGCATTTGGTAAGCCAGACATCCTAATATTTATGGACACGATTGCTGAGGGCAGATTCGAAGACACAAACAAAATGTTTGAAAGACCAACAGCATTCGATGCAACATTTGAAGACCACAGATTAGATCCTAACCAAAAGGCAACAGTAATAATTAAGTATTTTAATTTACACGATTGGTCTGCACCTACAACTCTAATGCTGGGTAGGTACCAGCCATGGCACGAAGGACACCACGCCCTTTACAAGGAGGCTGGCAAGAGAACTGACCAAGTACTTCTTGGCGTCCGTAACACCTACAACACAAGCGAAAAAGATCCTCTTAAGTTTGATCAGGTAAAAGAATATATTGCCAAGGATGAATTTATGGATGGCGCATTAGTATTAAGACTTCCTAACATTACCAACATTGTTTATGGTCGTGATGTAGGGTATAAGATTGAGCAAGTAGATTTGGGGGCAGACATTCATGCTATATCGGCTACGCAAAAACGTAAAGAAATGGGCATCTAAGGTATGGGACTTCATAACTAAACCTAACAATATTGGGTGGCCGTCATGAATGTAACTAAACAAAGATCAGCACTAAAAGCCATTACTTGGCGTATAATTGGAACAGCAGACACATTTGTTATATCTTGGGCAATAACCAAAGAACCAGTTACGGCTGGAGCGATTGCAAGTTTTGAGGTATTTACAAAGACAATCCTTTATTACTTCCATGAGCGTGGTTGGAATAAAGTTAAATGGGGGAGAAAATAATGTATGAATACTATGTAAGAAAAGTAGAGAATGTTGTAGATGGAGATACCATCGATGTTCTTATTGATTTAGGGTTTGATATCCTATTTGCATCTCGTGTCAGACTGGCTGGTATTGATACCCCTGAGTCACGAACAAAGGATCTTGCTGAGAAGGCTCTTGGACTTGAAGCCAAAGAGTACTTAAAGAAGTCTTTAAAGGATGCCAAGTCTGTTGTAATTAAGACTGAGAAGATGGACTCATCTGAAAAGTATGGTCGCATTTTAGGCTGGGTATATGTAGATGGAAACACCGTATCTCTTAACGACATGATGATTAACGATGGTTATGCTTGGGGATACCTTGGAGATACAAAGGTTAAAGATTTCGCTGCACTTGCAAAGGCCAGAAAGAAGTCTGGCAAGTGAGTGATGAATTTGACATTGTTGACAACCTAGTACTTAATGGTGGTTTAGAGTTTGCAGGAAAAGATTCTGAGACTGGAGAACCACTTTATAAGCCTACAGAGAGGCTTAAAGATATAGATGCTAAACTTAGCGAGGACTTGTCTGCATATTTTTCAGAAGTAACCTTAATGCTTTGGGAAAAAGGTTTCCTTGACATGAATATAACAGAGAAAGATCCTTTGGTAAAGTTGGGACCAAAAGGCTTTGATGCTTTAGCCATAAAGTCTTTACCAAAAGATGAGAGAGTGGTCATTGAAGAAATAGTAAAGGCTCTTTTTAACAAAAACTGATATACTGGATGCCTAGGAGTATTTATGAATAATTTTTATGGTGCTATTGGGACAACAGTAACTATTCTTTTGTTGGTTTATATATACATTTTGAGAAATAATATAAAGAATAAGAGAGAGCCTATAATTAGTCAGTCTATGCTGCAGCACCGATATAGCAATAGAAAAAATAATGCAAGAAAAATAAAGGTTAAAACTCAGGCAAACCTTCATTATGATAAAACAAACATAAAAGTTATTATTTTTGATAATGATGCGTACTGGATCAAGGACAATATTTTTTATAAAGCACCCTTAGTTAATGAACTTATTGACAAAGAGGCAGCAGAGCAAGTTGACACGATACACATGGATAAGGTACAATTAGACAAGATGTTATTCATAATGGATAGATTAAGAGAAGGGATTGGCAATGATAGTAGGAGTTCAGGGGACGAGTAGTTTTGATGACTACCAGATCTTCCTTAGATCTATGGCTGTTGCCTTATCTGAATTAACAGAAGAAGATAAAGAATTTTATCTATATTCTGCAGGACCAGAAAACATTAATATGATGGCCATGGAGTTTGCCAACTTATCAGAAAGAGGCTTAAAGTCTCGTGGTAAAAGTATTAAGTATAAGCCTGTTCCACACTGGTGGATTGAAACAAATATTTCAGAGTTAAATCATTTTGCTTTTTTATGTAAACCAAAAGAGCCAATGTCTAAACTTGTTCATTTTTCAAAACTACACAACATCAATACAAATGTATATAATTTTTAAATAAAATATATATAAGCCAGTGCTTTGCACACAAACAGAACGGAAACACTATGAAGTTAATTAACTCTTTAGAGACTATGGAATCAATAGTCAATAAGAACAGGCAATTGTCTTGGGATGGATGGACAGTAGTAGAAACATTTCCATCAGAGAAGGCATACTTTTCAAAGTTTGGCATTTATAAAAATAACAAATGGCAAATGAAAAAAGAGTTTGTTCCTTCTAATCTAGGTTGGGAAATTCCTGATAAGTATGTGATCTAATTGAATAAATTTAAATGGAAAGACAACGCTGTTTGTTTAGACTATGACACAAACTTATTCTTCGACAAATATGAAGATGATGAACTACTAAGGCCAGCAATAGATGCTTTATGTTTTTCCTGCCCAGTACGAAAAGAATGTTTTTCTGTTGGAATTTCAGGAAAAGAGTGGGGTGTTTGGGGCGGGGTATACTTAGAAAATGGAGAGATATCAAAAGAATTCTCTAGCCACAAGAGTAAAAATGACTGGGGAATGACATGGCAATCATTAACAATGGAGTAATATGTACACAGACGCAATGAGAAGAGCATTTAGATCACTTCATGCTCCTAATAATTTTTCTTTACAGATTATAGATAATGATGACTTTATAACAGTAAAAGCAAAAGAAAAAGATTTTATGTCTTTAGAAACTGTGGAGTTAAAAAAGCAGGCTATTGAATATATGATTCGTGTAAAAAAGGCACTAGAGGATAACGGAGCAATTGTTCTTCTAGTTAGAGAGGGTGGCAAAGAACTATGATCCAGCCGATATTGTTAGTTATTTTATCAGTCACATCTACGGTATTAGGTTTTCTTTTTTACATTCAAAGAAAAAATACTATACAGATAGTTGCCAATATGCTAGATTTTATGATGATCCAGGGAGCACAAAAAGAAGAAACAAAAACAGAAAAAGAGCAAGCAAATGAAGACTTTTTAAAATTTATTTCAGATTCTCGTGACTGGGCATACACCTACATAGATGAAGTCCAGGCATCATTAAATAAGTTTATTAATGATGTTGAGCCTGAGATAAGTTACTTTAAAGAGTACGGAGACCTTGGATCTATGGCACCAAATTACCATTCTATGAAAAAAATTACTGAAGCCTACGAAGAATTAAAGAAACTTATGCCAGATGACTATGGTAAAATAGATAAATGAAAGACGTAATCTTATCAACACTAACAGGTTTTGGATGTGGCGTAGTATTTGCTGCATTCAAATTACCAGTCCCAGCACCACCAGTTTTTGCGGGAGTCGCAGGAATTATTGGTCTATGGATTGGATTCACAGTACTAACAAAAATAATATCCTAGGAGGAAAATTATGAATGAACAAATTAAAAGAGCACTAGCATCTTATGGAAGATCAGTTCTTGGAGCAGCAACAGCAATGTATGCCTCTGGAGTGACAGATCCACAGACACTAGCATACTCACTACTTGGTGCACTTGTGCCCGTTGTATTGAGAGCAGCCAATCCTAACGACTTGGCGTTTGGCAAGATGCCAGATGTTAAGGAAGTTGAAGTAGCACTCAAGACTGCTAAGGTAGTTAAGAAGGCTCCAGCAAAGAAGGCAGCAGTAAAAAAGAAGTAGTATAATAAATACTATTCCGCTATGAGACTTTAAACGGTTTTACAACGGATGTTCCCTTGACGGGAAAGTTAGCAGGAGTCGAATCTTCGTGGCTAATAGACCTGAGCAGTCGTCTATAAACTGCTCATTTCTTATGCTATAATATTAATACCTGCCCAAATGGGGGGTAAATTAACTTATTCGCTTGAAAGGGGAATAACATGGTAA